AGTTGTTACTTCAAAACCAGCATCTAGAATCATAGTGTTAGCAGGAACTGTGATTGCTTCAATAATATCAGCAGCAGCTAATGCAGTACCTTTAGCGGTAGCAGCAGCACCGAAGTCGATACTATTTTGCACAAGATAAGGGGTTCTTCCTCTAGGGCTACTGCCTCTAGCTGACGAAGATAATGTTGTAACTGTAGCCATTATTCAGTCTCCCTTATACTAAGTTATACAGAGCAGTAGAGATTGCTTCTGGTCGAAGAATCTTACGCCCATACAAATGCATTCCTCTGACAATGTCAGCGAAGCTATCAGGATCACGATAGGTTTCTGTCTTGTTAATCTGTTCAGCAGTTGCTACAGCAGATGAATGTCCAGAAACAATCACACCGTAGTTGCTGGAGTTTGTACCACCAGTTGTTGATGGTCCTGTTCCTACAGCAGGAAGATTGTTAGACATGTACACCTTGAAACCGTGAAGATTATTCAAGATCAAACCATTTTGTAGTCCACTTCCACCGAAGTCACCATTTAGAAGACGAGAATCTTCATCTTTTAGTACTTCAATGAAAACTGGGTCAACAACAAGCCAACGGTTATTAGTGTCAACATTTTGCTGATCCAAGAGTCTAGCCATACGTGCCACTATTTGTAGTGGGTTTGCATTACCAGAACCGGGAGTAGCAGAAGTTGCACCACCAGCACGTGCTTGTATGCCGATTGAGTTACTTGCAGAACCACCAAACTCAGAAGCATCAATCTTCATCGAGGATAGTAATTCATCAGAACCAGCCGTTGATACTGCTTTAGCACCATTGACTGTATCATTTGCAGTGTCAGCTACACTGTGTAGTGCAGACTGTTTGAAACCAGAAAGATAACCAAGTACATCTTGGTCATACTGATCAGCTAGTCTGTAAGCTGCACGATCACTTGCAAGTTGCTGGAAGTTAATGTGCGAATGAGCTTCCTCAATGTCATCAACTTTAAATGCAAAGTAGTTTGCTTTGTCAATGGTCAGTGAGAACTCTTCATCATCCAGATCTTGTGGAGTGATTGTAGTACCACGTGCATATGATTTAACAGTGATCTCTGGTTCTTTGATCACTTTAACGCTATCGCCCATGTTGGCGATCTCACCAAAGTAATCGCTATTAGTAATAGCTTCAGTTATTGAAGCCTTACGAAAAGCTACTTGTACCTGCTTAGAGTAGATAATTGGTGAAAAATTACCATTAGGCAGGTTGCCGTAGCCTGTTGCGGTTGAAAATGCCATTTTATTTTCTCCTTATACGACATCCCAATGCGTATCAAAACATATACGCTATGTTATCTACTTTAAGGGCCGATTACTAAAGAGGTAGTATATGTAAGGCCAACTACATATAGGCTCTTCTTATTCGGGTATCTTAGAAGTTTGGTGTAGCATCTGTGGGTAGTCTTTTGAAAAGGGCCACATTACTACTAATTATGTATAGTTATATACACAATTATCTGTTTGTCAACACCTTTATCGTGCTGAACCAGATACGTCATAAATAAACTTACCGTTACGTATAGCTTCCATTATATCATCTGAATGCTTCTCATATTCTTTTGCAGACATACGTTGTACATCAGATTCTTTATATGAGTTGCCACTATCGTCACTGGCAGGTTTACTTCTTTTACCTTTAGTAGATACAGACTTTGCTGCATCCTTAGATGATGTTTTCTTTGCAGTTATGTTTCTGTCTGCTTTGTATAAGTCAATAGCTCTAGCAGCAGAACGTGCATCATTGTCATTTTCATACAGAGCATTCTGTACCCATTGTGGTTGTTCTTCTGCCCATGTGTGAAAGTCATCATCATTTCTTATATCGTCAAAGTCAGGGTGTAATTGTAGCAACTCTGTTTCTGCACGTTGCTTACTTACACTCTCTTGCATATCATTTAGAGCTTTTACTTTCTCTTCTAGACTAGCCTGTTGTTCAGCAGCTTTCTTAATAGCAATTGTTTCTACTATACCTGCAACATCAGGATACTCTTTAGCCCATGTTTCTATATCCTCGTCAGACTTAGGAAGTTTTATCTGCTTCTTAGTTGACTGCTCTAGTTGTGCTTTTAGATTGTTAATCTCTGCTTTTAATTCGTCTGTTTGCTTTTGCTGATGCCTACGTAGATCAGAATATCTTTTCTTAAAAGTTCTTTCTTCTGCATTCGTAGGTTCTTCTTCTACTTCTTCTGATGAGGCATCTTGCTTTTGTTCTTCGATTAACTCTTGCAGTTCTTCCTCTTCCTGTTTTAACTTTTCTTCTCTTGAGTATGGCCTAGATATAAACGCTGTTTTATTAGGTTCTACTTCTACTTGTGTTACGTCTGACATTTTATATTTCCTTTCGTTGGGGCTATGGTAGCCTTATTAGGGGCATAGGTAGCCAACACATGTGGTCTATTATCTTGAAGCTAGACCACTACGCTTCTTCTTTTTGTTTCGTTTTCTTTTAGGTATTAGTCCTCCTTTAAAAGCACCTGCTGCTTCAGCTTCTGCCGCTGCTTCAGCTTCTGCTGCTTCTGCTTCTGTATCTGCCATACCCATAGCAGCTTGTGCTTCTGCACTACTACCTGCTCCACCTACACCTGAACCGGGAGCATCTACGCCACCACCAATACCCACATCCTTACCGTAACCACCTGTAGGATCTGGTTCTGAAGTTGGCCCTACACTAAATGCTTTGTCAAATGCTTTTGCTTCTCTTTGTCTAGCTTTATCTATTGCATCTTTTGCATCTTTACCACCAATAACATCACCTGTTAGTGGATCTACAACGGTATTTGTTGATAAATCTACAGATAAAGGATTAGATATGCCACCAATAGTTCCCATAACACCAATAGTATCACCTCTCATTTCATCACTTGCACCAACAGAATCCATATAATCTCTTGTAGCTCTATCTGCTGCTCTTTCTAGATCTCTCTCTCTTTGTGCTGCTCTTTGTGCAGGAGTCATAGCTTTCATTGCTGCTTTTGCCTCATCTATAGCTTTAAAATCTCTATCTATACCTTTAGCTACTAAATCTCTTAGTGAAGTATCAATCATGCCTGTTTTTTTAGCTACTTCCTGACCTACATTACCTAAAACACCTCCTAAACCAGCAACACCCATACTGACAGCACCTTTTACCATACCTCTCATTGATTCAGGTATATCTACATCTGCTCTTTCACTCATGGTCATTTCACTAACACCTATGTCACCTATAGCAGGTCCACCCGGCATACTAGATCTTTCTTTTTTGGGCCTAGTTGTTTCTACTCTAGCTGATGTCTGTTGTGGTTGTGTTTCCATAGCCTTTGTTCTATTTTCAGGTGTGTCTAATATAAAACCCTGTTCTAATGGTGTCACTGGTTTTAATTCACCTGTTAAATTATCTCTAGATACTAGAACACTACGTACCTCCTGTGTAGCAGGATTAAAGTATTGTCGTAAGTTTGATCCTAATAGTTGATCACCTCTTCCCGGCACTCCACCCGCTTGATTAGATTGTTGTTGTTGAGATGTAGCAAATACACCATTACTTGCACGTATAGGCATACCACCTATATTCATTTTATTCATCTGTTCTTCCATAGGAGAACCTGCAACAATAATTAAATCAGACTGTTCAAACGGTACATCTTCATCTAGTACGGCCTCTTCAGAGTTACCCATCTGACCCATATCTTCCATACGTTGTAGTCCAGCTTTTGCCTTATCACGTAGTTCCATTAAAAAACGTAAACCTAAGAAACGTGTAACGTCAGCAGGAAATACAAACTCTCCCGGACTTAACTTAGCATCTATGTCATCTCTAACTTCTTCTTTGAGAGAACCAGAAGGCACATCATTACCTGATACAGGGTCTTTTGTACCACCTTCATCTTTTAATCCACCTACATTAAACATTTCCATTTGTTGCATATCAACTGCTCCACCTTTATTAAACTTAGAACTGAAAGTAAGACCTGCTGTGTAGTCATCGTCTTGACCACCTCTTCCGGGTCTATATGTGCCTTTTAATCCAATCTGTCCTGAATCACCAATCTTTTTACCTATACCAATACCTACTTCATCTAAACCAATATCACTATACCTAAACTCATCGCCTACTTCACCACCAAAAGCACTAGCTGCTATATCTGCATCTAAAAAAACACCTTTTCCTAAATCAATAATAGAGCCTAGTTCTAAAAGAGCACTAGCTGTTTTTACATCTACTTTTTTTACACCGTCTTTTGTTAGTATTGCTCTAGGTGACACGTTTCCTTCTACATTTAATCCACCTCGTAACTCTGACTTACCTTTAAACTTAGCAACTTTAGGTACTTTACGTGTCTGTTGCATTTACATGATCCCTTAATCTTTTAATTCTACTGTAAGCTGTAAGAGCACCTTGCGCTCTGTGTATTGCTATCATGTCGTTTGACTGTTCTAGAACTTTCATCTCTCGTTCTAGTAACATATCTAAATAGTTACTGAAGTGTTGCCATTGGCGGTTGTTGCTGACCAGTGGCTTGAGCTTCTGGAGTAGCTCCTTGTTGTGATCCAGTGAACCCTTGCTCACCGGGTGTCGGTGCTTGTCCTGTTCCAATTGTTCCTCCTCCTGTTCCTGCTGTATCCATTGGATTAGTTCCGGGAGGTGTTGGTGCACCTGCTGCCTGTGGTGGTTGTTCTGGTGCAAAGTTTTTCATTATCTCAGCCTGTATTGCTGCCTCATCCATATTGTTTGTAACTTTGTCTGGATCAAGATCAAGAGACTTTGCTATCTCACGAATGATATAATTAAACTTAGCAAATGGTGCAAGTGCTGGATTAGATGTTACACCTAAAAATTGCATCAATCTTTGGCTACGTACTTCATTAGCCATCAAACTTTCTGTGCCACGTGCAACTACTTCAAGATCTCCTTTGATTGATGGATCAAAGTCAAACTGCATATTAAACTGAAATAGTCCTTCACCCAATGGTTTAAGTAGATAATCATCTACGTTTTTAATTACTGTTTTAATACCACCTGCTGCTGCACCCATCAACATAGATATACCTGATGCAGTTCTACCTACACCTGCTATACCTGTCTGCCCATGTGCAAAAGATGGAAAGCCTGTGCTCTCATCTGAAAGCTGTCTAGCTTTATCAAACATCATCATATTCTCACTAGAGACATTTGGATACTTTGTACCAAACAATGCTTGTCCCGGTGCACCACCCTGTCTCCTAAATACTTTACCCGGATAAACTGTAAGATCCTGTCCGGGTACTAAGTTTGTTTCATCTACCTCTATAAGTAAGTTACCTGATAGCACAGCGTTATCAACTGCCATACGCATGAAACCATTCATTAATGTCTGTGTATCGTCCATGTTTTCTGCAATACCTACACCAAAGAAGCTGTATGGATTAAGTTCATATGGTGCTGCAACGTATGGTATACGTGCTGGTTTAAATGGATTAAGCACTACACGTATTAGTCTACCGTTACATACCCATATATTTGCCTGTAACTCATCTAGATCTTTTAGATCTTTAGGTATATCAATCTCTTGTTCTTCCAGTAGATCTGTATCTACAGTACCCCAATACTCCATAACCTCAAAACGATCTATGTCATGCTCTGGTGCATAATCTGATAGATCGTCTTCCCAATACAGTTTAGTGTAGTTTTCACCTTCTGCTATCACTTCTTCAATCACGCTGTCTCTAAAGTACGGACGTTTTTTAAGAGCACGTAGCTGTGATCGTGACATCTTATGTCTCTCTATTACATACTGTGCTTCATCCATGTTGTTAGCATCTGGATCTGGATAAAAGTTCCACACAGATACATGTGATACCTGTGGCACTGTTTTAAACATAGGATCATATTCACCACTATCATTCCAGTTAGGATACTCTTTGTCAACAGCAAATGGCCCTTTCATCACGCCTGTACCAAAAAGGGCCATTTCAAATGCTGTGCTTCTTAGATGTTTACTTGCACCTGATT